CCGCAAGGGGCGGGCCAAACTTGATGGCGCACCCAATAACTTGGCTCTTCGCCTTCCCATAGGATGTCCACGCAGTAAGCCTTGGGGTTGTCGGGGTTGACTCGGCCCAATTCAACACAGGTATTTGGCGAGGCTTCTGCATCGTAGATGGTGCGGAAGTCAGCGTAAACGGCAAACTCGTATTTTCGGAATGTAGCCATTAGGTTGTAAGGGCTTGGAGTTGAGCGTTGGTTAAGCGAGTCGTGTAGAGGGCCAAGGACCGAATGCGAGTGTCGTAAAGCCTATTAGCGTGAGAACTCATATCAATCAGAACCCTGTTTAATTGAGTAATCACCTGCGAGCCTCCATTTGTCAATGTGTATTGATTGCCATTGATAAAGCAGACGACTCCTGATGCATTGTACGCCCAAGCAATTTTAATGCCCGATGTGTCTGGTGGTGAGCCTGCTAAATTGTCGCTTTGCCCATTAACTATTGAGCGAATAAGACTACCGAGTGCTAATCCAATCGAGTTTGATGTACCCAAGACCGAAAACCAAACCGTGGCAGTAGAACCTACTGCGTCGTATGTTGCGTCCAAATAAATAGTTCCCTCGCTCTGACCGATGCATCCGCTGACTGACCCTGTTACACTTATGACTTCTGCGTTGCGTGTTGCTGCTGCGGTTGTTGTGGGGATGTAGGAGGTTGCCATGGATCCTGTTTCGGTCTGCGCTCCCCAGCCGTACAGGACATCCGTAGTTGTACCAGTAAAGGTTGGAATCCTTGTCGCTCCGCTTGTTTCAATTAACGCAATGGATATACCATTTGCACCTGTTCCTGTACTTATGCAGGTATTTGTGCATCTGCATCGATACCAGCCATTTCCGTAATTTTCTATGCCTGCCGTTACCGTTGAACCTGTTACAAGGGCAACCGTTCCGAGTTCCAAGTCAAAATTCGCAAAGGTGTTCGCAGCAAACCTTGTTGCTGGCCAAGCAATTTGAATGTATCTTCCTGCATTGCCCACTCCCTGTTTGAAAAATGCGGATGCCGTGTAAACCGTTCCGCTTGTAAAACTTATCGCAGAGTCGCTTCCTACTTTTAGATGCGATGTGCTTCCGCTTGTTGGACTGATTGCATTGGCAGTGTATGTTCCCAATGGGTCAAGCGTTCCTGTGGTCGCTGACACGGTTGTAACATTTGCCGTTGCGTCACTACGCCAACCACTTGCAAGCCAGTTTTGGCTTTGTACGACCAAGTTAGACCCACTCGGCTCCACCAAGAGTGCAGGGCATCCACCGCCAAGAGGATAGTCCAACCTCGGAATCCCCGAAGCCACCGACTCAATAAGTCCGCTTGCGTTTACACGGGTTGCGTTGGTCGCACGGGTGACCGTGAAATCACCCGCTCCGCTGGTTGGGATTTGCGAGTAAAGTTTACCCGACTTGAAGCGTGCGGGAACGATTAGGAGCGAAGGTGTCGGCATTGTTAGAAGTTGTAAATCGTAGCAAAGCGACCGAACAGGCAACCGCTGACCGCAGCCTCTGCCGTGGTTGCTCCATCCGCATCAGCACGGGTGTTGAAGGCAGCCCAAGCCGCAGCCGATAAGCCGCCGCCTTGCAGGGTGCTTAATGGATAGCCGTAGCCGTAGCCTAAAAACATTGCTTAGAGAAAGGTGTAACCGATGACGCTACCGACGCTTGGAGTGACCGCCGTAATCTTGCCGCCGTTGCGGCCCGATATGACGATACCAGCGGAAATAGACTTGCCGCTCATAGCGTAAGCGGTCAGCAGGTCTTCGCCTCCCGTACCCGTCAAGGTCGTAAAGGTTGCGGCGGTATTCACCACGATAAAGTCAAAGTTTTGGCCCGATACCGCAGCGTCCACGAATCGCATGGAACCGCCCTGTCCGAGCATTTGTTGTAAAATAGGTGTAGGCATTGCTTGGGGTATTTAGGGTAAATGTATCTTAGGTAGGAATTTCACAAATGTTGTGGCCGTATGGCAGTTGGAACGACATCGTAGCCACCCATCCCGCGGTGCGGTCATCTCGGCTCTCTACAAACCTCGTTAATGACACTGAGGTACTTAGGGTCCACTCTTGCGTCGGGTCGTTTGTGAGCGACGATATGAAGTCCTGAGCGATTTGCAGTTGGTCGCTCAAAACCTCGTCTTCATTGTCTTGCCAGCCCAGCGTTGGACTTCCCGAAACCACTCCGCCCATCGTGGCAATGGATTCCACTCGGTCGCTAAAATAGACGCCCACAGTAAGAGCCAAACTGCCCAAGTCCGTACTCGCTGACTGAACATCCGCAAATACCAAAGGATAGACGATTCGCTCACGGCTTGGGGTTCGTAAGTTTATCGTGTTGTCGGTCCCGATTGCAAGCGGGTCGCCCGTCCCGAAGGAGTTGACCTGCGGGTGGGCATTTGCAAGCGCAAGGAGTGCCTGCTTGATTTTTATCCATGACATATGCTTGGAGTTTCAGAATGTTTTTAGAATGTGCGCCCATCGTTAGCAGTTGTTGCAGTAAGGGTCGTAGCCGTATGGCCATGGTCTATCAAGCCCAGCACCACGGCGCAGAGTCCGAGCGTCCAAGGCCATCCCCGTGTTGTAGTTGGTTCCGTTGGGGTAGATGGTGTCCAAAGCCGATGGCGGGGAGTTAAAGAGCGGATAGTCGGTGCGGTTCTCCATGAGGTAGCGGGTGATTCGCTCGGAATACCACTCGGCATCGTTCTTCACTTTGTCGGTGAGGCGGGTAATCTCGTCCATGCTCATCTGCGAAGATTCCTCGCTGGTACGGCGGACCATTCCCTTATTCATGTACTTGAACGCCAAGACCATCGGGAGTTCGTAGTAGAGCCATTGCACCATGGCGGGTTGGATGTAGTCCTCCAACAGGGTGGTGTTCAGGGCCGTGGTCGTACCGCTTACCACCTGCGTCACCATTTCGCTATACAAGGCAGACCCAACAATCGGCTGAATCCGCATTTCCTGCACTTTCACGATGGTGGGCCGTATCTGCGTGAACGACACATTCTCGTTTATTACGCTATTGTCCAGCAGGGTTTGTTCGCTGATAAAAAGTGCCTTCATGCTTTCGTGATTTTATTGCCCTTACGAATGACCAACTGCTGCTCCCACACATGGCGGCATTGCGGCCTGTTCACTCCGCTTGCGGTATGATACCAACCACCACGGCGGTTCCATACGCTATATCCCATGATGTTGGAGATGCCGTCAATATCGTCCCGTGTGTACACCTTGCCTTGGTCAGCGAGGTCCAGCATCACCTTGCAGAACTCACGGCTGGTTTTTTTATCCTTGTTGCTAAACCCTGCGGCCCATGAGTATTTGTAGCGGACCTCCAGCACGGGTTCGGCCACTTCCTTGATGTTTTTGGGCAAGCCCTGCTCGGCGATTTGGTCCACGGCACGGGCAATGGGGTAACGGTCTTTGGTAATCAAGTACGCCACCCGCTTTGCGACCTTGGCCTTGCTGACCCCGAACTCCTTGGCCATTTCTTCCACGCTTGCGTCCCGATTCTTTTTGCGGTAGGCTTCAATTTTTTTATCCAGTTCCTTCTCCTCCTCCCCAAGTTCGGCGAACGCTTGACGCACTTGGTCGTCTAAGTCAGCATCAAACCGCATTGGCTTGGAGTGCATTACCACATAGTCGTCCGAACTGCTCCCAAACTTACTGGCGACCACCTCCAAGACCTTGAATTCCTCGTCCCCCCATCCGTAGTCCTCGGTGTCTTCTTCGCCCCATTGGGGTTCGCTGAAGGCTTGCTCCTGCACTCCGAGCAGCGTGTTCACTTCTTCGGGGGTCAATCCGAAACCAGCGGATAGCATCGTGCGGGCCATCTCCAAGGTAATTTTTTCCTGCGCATAATGGCGGACGATTCGCATGAGGTTTTGGTACTCACGGCCCGACAATTTCTTGATGTTATCGTTGCTCATGACGGCGGGGGTTTGTGGTTGCTCGTCGGGTTGGGGATTCGGACCGACCACATCGGCGGGTTGCTTTTCCAACGCAGGGAGGCCCGCTTTCTCACGCAGTTCTTCGGGGGTCATGATTTGCAGCAGGGCTTGCTCGGATAGACGCTCCGTGATAGGCTCCACGGGGATTAACTCCATCCCCTCCACCCCGTTGAACGAACCCAAATAGTTAATCATCCGCTCCACCTTCCTCACTCGGTCGTTCACATAAGTCGCTTTGAATAGTTCGTACGCCTCAACCAGTTCCTGCCGCCCTCCCAGTTGGCCTTCGGTCTTGACACCAAAGAGCATGGGGTTTACGACACGGTGCGAAATAAAGATTTCCGACTGGATAGCCTTGTTGAGAATCTCAAACTGCTTGTCCATGTCGGACGGGGTGAGCGGTTCCAAGGTCGGGGCTTTTGACACATCGTCATTGAAGGTCACCACGAAGCGACCAGCGTTGTCGGTCCCGCTGAACTTGCGCTTGATTTGCCGCTCAATGTCGCCTTGCTCTTCGGTGGTCGGGATGCCGTTGTTGAAGTTTATCAAGTACCCGCCCCAAAAGTTGTTCCGCAGGTTGTTGTTGTGGAAGTTCGCAACCTGCACATCGGCTTCTATCCACGCCAATCCCCCCATGTATTCGGGGAGGGGATAGGACTTCACGCCAGCGGCATAGACCCTGTAATAGAACAACTGCTTACCAATGCGGTTGTCAGCATCAAAGGCGGGGATTTTCTCTACATCCCCGATTTTGGGGTAAAGTTGGACCATCGCATCGTCGTACCAGTCAGCGACTTGGAACATCCGCTCGTCTTTGTCCACTCGGATTTTTTCAAAGGGAATATGCTCCATTTTCGCAATCGTCCCCATCTTGTTCCAAGTAACCGCAACGGCAAACCCGTTGAATAGTTCCAAGTCAAGGACGAGTTTTTCGGTGATGTCGTTGAGGTCGTCGTGTTCGGACAAACCATCAAAGAACTTGGCGTAGCGGGCCTGCTGCTCAACCGTCATCTTTTCCCCTGGCTGCCAGCCTCCGCCGACGATGTAATTGACCTTCCCGTTGACGATAGCGTTGTGCTTTGAACTGCGGCGGTAGTTGTCAAGGAGGTAATACGGGTACTCGTTGAACGCCCCGTAGGTGATGTACTTGCCCGCTTTGTTTTCAAGCATCACGGGGACTTTGTGTTCAATCCCAAGCCATTGGGT